TTCAAACCACGCGATTTACCAGTACGAGACTTACGCTTGGTTTTTCCATTTTTCAACCGAGGACCAACAAAGGTCACACGAGCTTTAGCAGCTCTTCGGCGAGTAGGATTCATTTTGGCTTTACGTTTAACCACAACGACGGATGCTCTCTTAGAAGAGGGCATAATGAAAAGAGGAAGAAGAAAAGATTAAAATTATTGTATAAACAAGAAAAATAAAAATTGGGAAAAACGCTTAAGCGTTTTTATTTCGAGAGTAAACACTTACTTGCAAAGCTCGAAAAACAAGTCACCAACTTATCTGAGAGGGGTACGACGTCTCCAGATTCTAATCCACAGAGTAAAAACTCTATTTGAGAACAGGTTAAACCCATACTCTTTAAATGCTTATAAGGAAGCAATTCCTCTCCTGCAGAATCTTTTAATCTCTCTGCAGAAAGTTCGGAGTCAAATTCATCCCAGACAAACTGGATATAAGACTCAAGTTCATAGCGGTAACGTGGATAATTCCAACACATCACACGCAAAGCATACAATTTAGCTAATGTTAATCTCCAAGAATTTGACTTCCTGTAGAAAAACAACCCAGCAAACAATTTATCGAAATTAGGACGGAACATCCAAATATTTCGCACAAAATCATAAGAAAAACCAAAGTTTAAAAACTTAGCTTCTGAGATATCCATAGGCCAATTCCCACTAATGGGAAGTTCCTTTTCAAAAGAAAAACCAATCTGGAGAGTAGACTCTTCAAGTCCATCCCAAACTGGATCTTCAGAAAGAATTGTATCGTCACCCATTGCTTTAACAGGTAACACTTCGTATAGAGCACAAACTTCTTCAATAACTTGTTCATCTGTAATGTCTAACTTCAAAAGACAGACACCAACAAGATGATATAAAAAACAAAAGATAACAACCATAGTATTATCAACAAGCGTATTAATACAGCCTGAAGGGTTGCCACCCGTTTTAAATCCAGAAACACCCATTGGATCAATAACCTTAGAAAATATTTTATTAGCAAGAAACCAACGTTTCAAGTCAGTATTACCTTCTAAGTTGTCATTACGCCACTCATATATAAATTCAAAAATACAAGCGGAAATAGAAGCTTCCATAGCACTAATATCATAGGCACGAACCTTATGTTTAGCACTTTCAAGTGAAAGCAAATATTGAGTCATACGGTCCCACCCACCGTGAAAAATAGAACTGCCGACAGCAGACCAAGAATGACCATGGGACATATCCACAATTAAATCATTCTGATCCGAATACAACATCATACCCACTATATAACACAGAGTATCACAACACAAAAATGTGCGAACTTTCCT